CTCTGTCTCAAGCGTGTTTATCACAAACCCGCCGTAAGTAGAGGTTATGGTTAACCCGATATATTTGCCCCACTGTTGGGCATCGCTTTTGTAAAGGTAATAACCGTTGGTAAAGTCCCATGGAATAATGGATGAGACGTTGTTGACCCACGGTATAAAGGCGCCAGATGAATTAAACCAAGGCACTTGGTTTGTTAGCGTGTAGATCGGGCTTGAGTTGACTTGACTGTCAACAGTGACGTTGAACACGCCGCTATTGGTCAAAGTGGCTTCAATGCCAAATTTCAAAGCCTGTTTGTCTCGTATAATATCTCCCATAGTCCACAGCGCGCTTTGCACGTTGGACGATATACTGGCTGTGCTGCTTTGGTATAGCTTAACCAGTGATGTACCGTCAGTGCCGTAGATCGAAGGCACCCCACCAACCGGAACGCCGTTAATATATTTGATGGTGCCTTGGCTAGTCAGGAACCATTTTTTGTCAAAAAACACTGCTTGAAGCGGGCGCGTTCCTTGCGCAGGATCTTGGTAGTAAAAATTAAACGCAGCGCAAAGAATGCCGTTCAGCAGCACCTGACCGCCACTTACAGGCTGCGAAAAATCAATGAGCGGAAATATGCCATCCAAAGCGTCAGACAACTTCGTTGTCGTAGAACCCACCAACGCATAAACGCCGTAGTCATTCATAAACAAAACGCTGCGGAAGTATGGGAACAAACTGTAGACGCGTTTAGTGCCAACAGACGCACTGACGTTGGTGTTGGTGAAGATCGTTGTGCCGTTGCTCTGAACGCGAACGTCAGAAAACACATTGATGCTGTCGTCACCAAAAATGTAGAGGAAGTTGTTGGCCGAAAGTAGGCCCTGAATGTTGCCGTGCAGCGTTTCGTCGGTCAGCGTCACAGCGCCCGCAGAAACGGTCACAAAGTCGCTGTATGAGCCTGCGGCGGAGTAATACACCGTGCGCCCTTGAGCCACCCACACGCGCCCCGAGAACGTCGCCACGTCTATGTTTGGGCTAGTGCTGGCAACCGCCGTAGCAATGGCTCCTGAACCCGTAGAATCGGTAATAGAGACAGACGGGTTGGACGTGTAACCGTTGCCCAAGTTAGTCATCACAATCTGCGTGATAACATTGGCGACAACAACCGCTTTGGCAGCCGCATTTGCGCCACCACCACCGGAAATAGTGACCGTGGGAGTGGCGCTATAACCTGTGCCACCGCTTTGAAGGTTTACAACAACAGTGCCGGTCGCAAAGCTAATGTAACTAGCAACCGCAGTTGCGCTTGATCCACCACCACCGCTCAAAGTCACTGTTACCGGCCCTGTGTAGCCAGAACCGGCGTTAGTCAAAGTGATGGAAGATACCGCAGTGCCGGTAAGCGATACCTGGGCCGTAGCTTGAACGCCGTTTGCGTCATTCGGCGCGCTAATAGATACAGACGGTGCGCTAGTATAGCCGGTTCCAGGGTTGGTAATTGCGATCGTGCCAACGGAGCCAATGGCGACTACGTTATTACCATTCCAACTATACAACCCGTTTGCCGGGTCAAGAATCAACAAACGCTCATTTTTCCATTGAGCCGAGCGCAATCCCGATCCACTAAACTTACCCGCAGATGCAATAGTGCCTTTAGTCGCCGTTTGGATATTAAAATCCTCAGCTGCGCCGTTGCTCTGGAATGAAAGCAAATAGTCAGACAAATTGATATTAGACGACGTAAAATAAGTTGTCGCCGTGGTCCAGGTAACTACATTGCCGCCGCTGTTTGTGACTGAGATCTGAGCCGGGACAATCTTAAGATTGCCTGAACCAATAGGCATCGCATTTTCAAGCCACGAAAATTCGTTCTCAGGAATTGCCGTGCGATTGGCGTGAGTATTGATACCCCTAAAGTCTTTGATGACCAGATACTGTTTGCGCTGCTCTGCCGACGCCATAGGTTAATACCCTGAGCTATACGGATTAGGCAGCCTGCGCGTAAATGTGCCAGCAAGCACGTTCTGCACTTTTTTGATGTATTCGTTCTTGAAGATCTCGGACTCGCCGTAAGACTGCTCTTTGTATTTGGCAGTATGGCAAGCGTAGTAAGCCACTGGAGAAGTCCAAGGATCGGGAATAGGGTCTACGTCCGACAAGTTTACGAGCGGCACTGGCTCAATAACCGTGTCGATTTCCATTGCATAAACTTGGTCAGGCACAGGACCAAGGTAAAAGGTCTGAGTGCCATACATGGTGAACGCGATTGGGCGTCCAATGTAGTTCTGCCAATAGCGAAGCTGCGCGTTGAAATCACTCCACGCCAGATAGCGCAAAGGAACGCGGCTGTTGCCCCAATACAGGTTGATGTTCACAATATCCATCGTCTGCGCACCCTGCGGCATTGATGAAAACGTGTAGATCTCTTGGCTGGTGACGGTATTCAACATCTGAATGGTGCGAAGGCAGCCGGTATCGCGCACCAAGCGATTTCTCGCTTCGTTGATGTAGTCAGTCAGTTCATTGGTCGAATAAAAGTTGGCGTTAGCGTCGTGCAGAAGCCTCTGGCACTGCGTAATGTAGTTTTGAAGCGTCGTGGACATGCGCCCTCCTCATTATCGAGTGGCGTGAAGCGTCTTTACTCCCCCAACAACCCTGTGACGGGCTGAAGGGGGAGCATTGACCGTCGCCGGGGACAACGAACGACGATTCTGAGGCGCATCCTCACTGATTTGAATCTCAGCAAGGCGCACCAATCCCTGCGGAACGTCATTTGACGTTTTAACCCAGCCCAAACGGGTCAAAAACGGCGCTTTATCTTCAATCTGATAGCCAAAAGTAGCGCGGGCCACTTCTACAGGAACTTCAACAGAGGTCTGAGGCGGAAATTTGAAAATTTCCCCGTCCCAAGAACCCTGCAAGAAGTCAGAACCCGTATTAGTGACCCACACTTTGTCCATCAGAAACTCACCACGTCGCCCCAAACGCTAATGTTCACCGAGGTATTGGCGACAGCAACGCCAACCTTAACGAACAAAGCACTTGCAGTGTAGGCAGTAGTGGCCGCACCGGAGGCAAGCGTCAGGTCTTGCCAAGTATTGGCAGCAGTGACGTTACCTAGCGTCTGCCCAGCAGCCGTCGTCACCGCGTTTGACGTGTTACCGTCGTTGCTGGTGAGGATGGTCACATTGGCAGTAGCCAAAGACGGAACTGTGCCGCCCGCAGTGTTGGCAGGGTTTGTCACCGTAATGCGACGGATGATGTAAGAGCCAGTGCTACCAACGCCGCCCGAAAGAATCGGGAGGGTCGCAACCGCATTGCCAGTGCTTGCCAACGAAGTCGCTGGCGAGAAAGACACACGAAAAGACCCAAAAGCGTCTTGGTAAAACTGACCTACGGAATCAGGATTAGCCATCGGTCACTCCTTTAGGAAGTGAAGGTTCCAGAAGCCGCCTGACCGCCATTCACCGTCAACAACGTGACCGTCTGAGTGCCGGTGACGGCGTTCGCGCGGACGTTGAAACCGTCAGAGAACAGAACGCCGCCAGTGTTGTTAGCAAGGAGCGTGCTCCAGCTATTCGCACTACCAGTGTAGTTGTTCACCTCAATGGTGACGTTAGCAGCCGGAAGCATGAGATACATGCCAGCCGGGACAAACTGCGAGTTAAGCATCGCAGTCGAGTTGCCCGCGCCAACATTCGCCACCGATACCGGCAGAAAATACGCCGCCGCCGAGTTGGCGCTGACGTTGTTGACGAGGATCTTGTTAAGAGCGAGTGCCATTGACTAACTCCTTAGATCGAAAGGCTGTTGTAGCCGGTGACTTTGGTCATAGAACGCGGCTTGGTGTTAACCAATTCCGCAATCATCAGAACCGCACCGACATAACCAATTTGCCAATTCGGCAAAGTGGACTCAAAACCCGTAAACACAAACGAACCCTGCTCATGGATATAGAGCGACAAATAGTTCGTGTTCAGGAAGTAAACCGTGCCTTCAGGGCAATACGGGTCCGGGTAAACCGGAACGCCGGCAACCATCAGAGCGCGGAACGCAGCCTGCGGGCCATTGGCATCAGTGTCAAAGCCGTGACCCGGCGTAATGACATACTGCTCCTGACCAACATAGTCCTGCGCCAGAAGTGTCCAAGTGCCAAAGCCGCAAACCGCAAAGGTCGGAACTTCAGCGCCATTCTTCACGGTGCCGGAAATGTATTGCAAGATGTTCTGACGAGTCGGGTTCACCGAACCAGCCGCATACACCTTCGAGCGCCACCAAGTGTTCTGAGTGGTCGAGCGAGTGATGTTGCCGTAAGTCGCAGTGCCAGTGCCATCATCAACCGCCGCTGGCAGCCCAATAAACTGCTGCGTGTTGGTCGTGTTGTTGTAAAGCGCCGTCGCCATCGCATCCATCATCACGTTGGTCGCATCGTTCATGCGAGCCTCAATGAGCGGAATAACAGCATGATCCTGCTGAACCGCACCTTCCATGCCCAAGAACGGCACGGGAGCGATCATCAACTTTAGGTTAAATTCAGCGTCGAACGCGCCTTGCTGGACGCTCGGCTGGCTGAACGAACCGCTGTAGTCAGACCATTGCGCGTTGACAAACTGCGAACCCTGCACCGGCACGGTAACAGAAGACACACCGCCAGAAGCAACCTGACTGTTCGAAATCAACGCCGCAAGAAGCGGAGTCGAGTTGTAGATTTGAACAACCAGCTTGGGAATAAACGCACGCCGCGTGACATAAGTCAGCTCGGTATACTGCGTTGATCCCGTCGCCGGAAGAATGCCACCACCAATAGGCATGGTTTATCTCCGAAAAAAATTAAGTCCCCTACAAAACGTCAAATGCCAATGGGTCGCGTGGGTTTGCGCAACTCATTAAAAGCCTTTGCCGCTTCATTCCTTGCAGCCATCTGCGGGTTTTTCCAGAACGCCGAAAGCGTAGTCTTGGCAGTGTCGTCCATCACGTTCCGGTTATAGGAAGTGGGAGTCGGCGCGGCCTGTTCACGCATCCAGCGATGGTAATCCGCTGCGGTTTCGTGAGAAGTAATACCCTTCTCCAACATGATCTTCTCCACTTCCTCGATCTCGCTTTCGCTGTTCACCATGCCTTTTTTCATAAGGTTGGTGCGGCGACGCTCAAGATCTTCAAGAGCCTCTTTTTCCTGAAGCCTAGCTTCAAGCTGACGAACACGGGCGTCTGAAGCGTCAATCGCACTCGTGGTGCGATCTTCAATGTCGATTTCCGGGATCGTCATGTCAGGCTTGGCTTTTTTGGTCAGACGCAAAAAGTCTTTGCGAGTGGCCGGATTTTCAGCAAGCTGACGCGCCAAAGCCGCGAGCTCATCGCGGGCTTCCGGCGAAAGATCTTCGAGAGAAGGCATGTCTGTCCCCTAACCTATTCAGATGACTTTATGCCCGTCGCCGGGCTTCTTGATCGACAGGTTGTTCTTCGGTCCAGTCTTGGACGCAGAAGAAAGCCCACCAAGATGCGCGTAGCGCGGCGGGTTGTAGATTGGACCATGCATCTGCTGGTCGCTAGTCGGGCGGCGGATGACACCAGCGCCCCTCGGCTTGAAAAGTTCCATGATCTTATCCTTGCATGGGCGGAGCGCCGCCACCGGGCGGCATTGGAGGCATACCACCGGGCATACCACCGGGCGGCATGGGCGGAGGAGCGCCAGGAGGCGCACCGGGCATCGGCGGAGAAGCCGCCATAGCCCTAGCTTCAGGACTGCCACCGCCTGCATTTGGCAGGGTTTGCAGCATCTGAAGAATCTCAGCATTCTTGAGGCTGTTAGTCTTGGCGGTGCGCGGACCCATCATGCCCGTCAGGCTCTTAAGAGCCGACATGACTTTTTGCCCTTCATCGCTTTCAGCACCAAGACCCGGCAGCGATTGCTCAAGAAGATCCATCGCCAAACCAATATTGATTCGAGCCGATTCCTGCGTTCCAAGACGAGGTTCAGGATTTGACATAGGAGCCGCAGACGGCGGTTGAGGAGCATTGGGGTCAGACCCAATAGCAGCGCCCGGCGCAGATTGCTGCGCTTGCATCAACTCCATCATCTTAGAAGTCGAATCAGACACCTTACGCTCCAGTTAATAATAAATCCGCGTTAGCAGATTTTGGCATAATAAAACAAGGGGGAATATATTTGAGGTCCGTCCCCCTCAGCGGACATCGGAGACTAACAACGGGCTAAACCCGTCTGTTAGTTACTTCCGGCGGTGCTTGCGGCCCTTAGCCATAATAAATCCTCCTTTCATAATTTGAGTTGCGTCCCCTGGGCCACCGTCATTTAGCGAGCGCGACGGCGAGCACGTTTCATGGCGCGATACATCAAATCACCCCCCTTCATTCACGATCCAAGCGGCGCGTATTAGCGCGCGGCGCGGACGTGCGAATAGAGGATACGCGATATTCAATGCCTGCGCCATCTCTACCTGCATTCAACTGGGAAGTTTGAATTCTTGGCTGATCGCCACGAGGAGTTTCATCAGCCATTACTTCACCTGTTTTAATTTTGCGCCACCGCCTTCATGGTGCGGTTGCGCGGCTGCTTTTGCCTCGTTCTTTTTCAGCTTGTCTTTCAACAACTGCTTCATTGGAGGCTCCAGAAGATCCAGCAAGCTCTCTTTGTCAATCGCGCCTGCCTTGAACAGATTAAACGCCAAAGTGCGCAAATCTTCCATGAAAATTGGACTATTGGAATGCGCGTCAACCTTGACGACAAAATCCTTAGTAAACTGCTCCGCGATAAAATCCATGCCATTTGCATCGCGGAAAGACGTGTCGTCGTCCATCTGCATCAGCCGCAGATAGAGTGTCGCCATTTTCTCAAGCGCATCCTCAACGATAAGAGCGCGCTTCTTCGCACGGGAAGACCCAAGCCGCGCCAACTGCGAAGCGTGACCAGAAGAACGAACTCCAGACTCGCCATGACCAGAGAGAATGCTGCTGATACCAGAGGCTTCAGCAAACATTGCGTCAATCTCGCCAATTTCCTTGTAAAGGTCCTGCGGGATTTCAGGCGCAAGTTTCTCAACCTTTGAATTGGGCATGTCGGTCGCCAACAACCCGCCAGCACGGTTAAGAGCAAAGTTCTTTTCATCCAAAATGCCAGTAAAGCCCATCAAAGCTGTCGGAGGGTTTACTTGCTTGGACAACAGATCAAGTATCTCACTCATCCGCTTGTTGCGCATTTCTTGCAGATAAATGAGGCGAGAAACCTCAGACTGCCCCCAATAGTAGTCAAACTGGGGGTTGGGATTCAAATGCACAAACGGCAACTCTCCTTTTAAGAAAATTGCCTTGTTTGAATCCTCGTTCCACAACGGGCGGTCATAAATTACAACGCCGGGGTCGGCAATCGTGACAATCTGATAGTCTTGCGTTTCGTCGTTGTAGACATACAACTCTCGCATTTCGATGGTGTCCTCGGCAACTTGAGGACGCATACGATTCACGCCAGACAAATCCAAGTTCACGTTGCCGTAAATGGTCGGATTGCTCTGCGACATGATAATGCGGTTGACCGCATTCGGAATCTCGGTCGGTGCATGGATGGAGGAGGTAATGCGTTTCATCAACGCTTCACGGCGCGGGTGTCGGTATAGGTTTCGCGCCAATTCGGATTTAGTGATGTAGTAGGTCTGGCACAAAGCCTCTTGGCGATCCGTGTAAGGCACATCCTCGCGCAACACGCCAATGGCTCCAGGCTCAACCATATACGGTGTAATGCCGCCAGGGCGACGCACCAATTTGACAAACGTGCAGCCAAACACCAGTGACCACGTTAGGGCCATGCTGAAGATGTTGTCAGCGTTGGTGTTTGACCATTCGTCGTTAAGAGCCTGAGTCAAGACGGGGATCTTGGAATGTTCCGCTTCTTTGACTGCTGCACCCAACGCAATAGAAAAACGGGTTTGGTCCGCGCTGTAGAGGAATGACACAAGCTGGTCGATATGCGGGTAGATCTTGTTATAATGCGCTGGGCTTTCTTCAGGACCAGAGCCAAACAAGAAATAGCTACGCAGGGAAACATAATCGCCCTTTCGCTCATTTTGCGAAACGTAACACTTCTCAGCTAGGTCTAAATAGAAAAACTCTCGCTCATCAGCATCGGACGGGATAATCATGTTTTGATCTTTAACCCCTCATGATCGGCAATATAACTTGCGGCGCGTGGTCCTTGCAAGTCTCCTACATCTCTGGGCAATACACTAACAGATTCCCCTTTAACAGACTTGTATGCTTTTCCGCCCATAACATTAGACATGCTAATGCCGCCTCCGCCGCCCCAAATGGCATTGTCACCCGGACGCGCTTCACGCATTTCTTGTTCTTGTTTAGAAACCGGCGCGTTGTTCCTTGTGAAATACCCCTGTTGGCTTTCGCCTTCACGAGTGCTTTTGATGTTGCTCATGCCGAACTCTTGAGCCATGCCTTTAAGCGAGCGATCAGCAGTTTTCGTTCTTGCCGACATGTATGACGGTGCGCGAAGGAACACGACGTTAATGCCATGCTCGCAGCCATTCGGGCATACAGGCTCCCAAGCCTCAAAGAACCCATGCTGGTCGCATTTGTAGTCACGTTTTACAGCCATATCAGTCCCCTTTATCGCCTTCAAGTTGTTGATTGAAACTTGGTTGCGAATAGTCCGCACGGTTGCGAATACCCACATCCATCTTTATTTGCCCGTCAACCACCTGAAGCCCCAGGTGGCGGTACATGCGCGGTTTAGGCGAACGTCGATACTCGGTGAACCGGGTGTTATACATGCCTTGCATCACGGCAATTTCGCCATTTTCCCACTGTTGCAAGGCCCTGCTAACCCGAATCTGCGTTATCTCTGAGACCGGGTTGATTTTCTGGATAAAGCATTTCTTGAACAGATCCTCGGTAATGCCCGCCACGTTGGCAAACAACGCCGCCGAGATCCCCCGTTTCTTATCCGCGAGAAACCTGTCAATACGCTCCATCAAGACTTTTTTGGGCAGGACGCTCATCAGGAACCATACATGCCAATGTTTTTGAGGTAGTCCGATACGTTGCGGCCCACGCTGAGTTGTTCAGGAGTCCTGTTCTCCTGAGACTTGTTGACCGCACGGCTTAGTTTCATTGCCACCAATCGTGGTTGCACCTGTTCAGCATAAGCAGCGGCCGCCAACGCAGCGCCAATCACGCGATCATCTTTTCCGCGTCCGCCAGCCTCAATCGAAGCGCCGTCACGGCGAATGGTCTTCATTTCTTCGATCAGATCCTGACTGCATACGCGCATCATGCCTCGTTCAAAATAGTCCTTCAGGTAACTCATCATCCGCTCTTTGGACGATACCGTTGTTACCCATCCCATAGCATTGCTTGGACCGCTCAACGTGTCGTTCTTCCGCCAGATGTAGTTGGACATATGCCCCAGCACATCCATCAGATCTTTACCGTGCTGCCCGCCTATGCTGACCGCCTGACGCCGCAAGTTGCGCAACTCATTGATGACGGCTTGTCCAGGTCCGTTCACTTCCAGGTTAAGCGTTGAATTGCGATACGCGCCAGCAAGATGACTAATCACCCAGGCAAATTGATAAGTGTTCATTTCACTGGTTGCAAACTCGGCAACCTGTTCCATGCCGTCCGAGTAGCAACGCCAGACGCTAATGCAGAACCTATCCGCCCAATCGCTAGATCCATACGCCGGGTCAGCGCCAATGACGTAGTAAGCCGTGTCAATCGGCTGTTCCCAAATCCTAAGCGTTGCCAGCTTGTCAGACGAACGCACAACCTCAGTGTCGGCAAAGTGCGCGCCCATCACATAGCGATACACCTCCGGCACCATCTTCTTCGCGTCTTTCATCGCATCCGTGCAGCGAGCGTTCGAGAAGAACGAACTGCCGGTCATAATGAAAGCGTAGTCCTCAGTGGGCGGAAACTCCTGATACATCAAAGCATCATCACGAATGCCTTCAGACAGTTTCCAACGCCACCAAGCCATCTGACGTGAATTGATCTCTACGCCATAAAGCTTCTTGATATCCCGGACCCACTCTTTCTCCTCGCCGGTCAATCGACCATCCCAATAGACTTTGTAAACCTGAGATTCCGCATCGACAGAGTAGAACTCGTTCCGCCACCAACCGCAGAAAATAGCCTTCTGCGTTTTGGCTCTTTTGGCCGTGATATACATGTCATGAAACATGTTGAAGCCGCGAGCCGTGCTCTCAAACATATACAACCTGTCGGGGTTGGTTTCCGCCAACGAAGCCAACAAGGACGCCAAACCCTCCTCATCACCCCATGAACTTGTCTCCGTGCCGTGAAGGTAGGTAATAGCTTTGCCGCGCCCCAGAGTGCCTTTCGCTCGCAACCCGGCCACCTGATAAAACAACCGGCTTCGGTTCTTCAGCACCATCTGATTCCGGTTGTGGCTATCAACCGGCATCTTCCATTCACGCGGCAAATGCTCGTGATACATGCCAAGAGTGCTGCGGAACATCTCACGGTTTTCCTCCGTGTCAGTCACCAACGTCGCACCCAAACCCGGATGTGTGAACACCCAATACAAGTCCAACGCCAGACTGATTGTCGTAATGCCTTGCTGACGCCCTTTCAGAAT